ACCCGCCCCTGCACCTCCAAAACCTGCGCCTGCGCCCGCTCCCCAAGCGGCAGAGCAGCCAGTTCTTGAGCCTACGGTGCGGCAAGCACCCACACTGCAAACCATAGCGCCACAACTTGACCTGAACCTGCGCTCGTTGCTGGGTATTGGCCCCACAGCCAACCTATTTAAACCCGATGGAGGCATTGTTGGTAAGGACATTAGTGACCCGGCTCAGGCCGCTGAAGTCAAGGCCAAACTGGAAGCGTACCTTGAGCGCCCCACGCTCAGCCCTAACATCGTCGAGCGGGTTGGTACCTTCCTGCAACGGCCCGAATTTCAAGGAGTTGAAAGTGGACGAACAGAACAAGCCCCTGCACCGGCCGCTCCCGCGCCGAGTGTGCCTGAGCAAAAGCCTAAGCCCCGAAGAAGTAAGCCAAGCGTGGCAGTATCTAGTGAACCTGCCGGAGCCGAGCCTGCTGAACCCGGAGCCGGAGCTGCCCCCGCCACCGGAGAATTTAAAGGAACTCTCGGACGGGGATTGGTTCCTATTGAGCAACCTGCTGGCACGGGAGCAGTATCTGGCAAGCCAAAGTCAGCTTCAGTAAAAGGGCGCAAGGTTGCTGGCCCTGCTGGCAGCAGGGGGGCGTTGAAGCCCGTCACCGAAGCCATCGACAAGCTTGACGACTTCTATCTTGACCCTGACACGAAGAAGGGGCAAGTGGTCCAGTTTGCCCGTAAATTGCACCGCGAAGGCTTGATCGACGATGTGTCGCTGAGGGCTGTTGAAGACATGTCCAAGGACCGGGACATGGGGGCCGAAGATGTTATCTCCGAGTTGCAGTTTGCGCTTGAAGATACCCGGGCAAAGCTTGCCAAGGGTGAGCCGCTGACCATCGAGGGCGAGACCCGAGTTCTGTCCGAGGGTGAGCTTGAGTTGGTTGATGCCGGTCTGGCCAAACTGCCTGCACCGTCTGTTACCAAGCTTGAAAACCACTACGGCAGCAAGCGCGATAGCGCCGAGTTCCTGACCAAGCTGCGCGAGGATGTATACAACTACGTCACCAAGGGGGCAGAGGCGGTCGCCAAGTCCATCCGCAGCGCCATCAAAGCGGTTTCTGAAGGGGTGCTGGCTGTTGGCATCATCTTCAATCCGGGCCTGACTGCAAGCCACTTCCAGTTCAATCTTCCGGCAACCGTTCAAGCTGCCCAAGAAGTACGAGCTGAAGTACCTGCGGACGCTAAGGGGTCAATGTCTGCCGAAGCGCAGAAGGTCTACGAGGCCATGGCCCCCGCCGCCAAGGAGTCTGGCAAAGGCTTCATCATCGGTGACAAGCCCAACGGCAAGGTGCATGCGTTCAAGGCTGACGGCTCGCTGATCGTGAGTGCCAATGCACTGACCGGAAAGGATACTGGCGATGTGCTGGGCAAGTCCTCGCTGGAGGGCGGTCCAAAGATTACCCCCGCTGGTAAGTTCACCCTTGAGGTATCCGAGAGCGCAGGCTACGGCACCACGTTCAACCTTGTGGAGTCCTATGATGGCACGGGCTACGTAGCTATCCATGCTGTCTACCTGGGTGATCCGAAGGAGAAACGCGCTGAGCGTCTGGCAAAAGGTAAGCCTGAAGAAAGCCGAGTTACCTACGGCTGCTGGAACCTCACCAACTCGGTTATCAAGGACAAGCTAGCGCCCAATGTTGCCGACCTCAATGGCGGCATGATGTTCGTCATCCCTGACAACGATCCGAAGCTGGCGCAGATGCTGACCACTCCGGGCAAAGTCAACGTGGAAGTCAAGGTGCCTGTGGCATCGGGCGAAGCATCTACCCGCTCCATGGAGGGCCGCGAAGAGCGCGGTGCGCCCCCTGAGAAGAAGGTTGCCAAGGCCGCAGAGCGCAAGTCTGTGCAGCCCATCGTTGGCAAGGTACACCAAACCCTAGGCGAGTTGCAAAGCGAGGTTACCAACGGCACTGGGCTGCTGGCTGGGCTGCTGCGCCGCTTGCTCAAGTCCGGCAAGGTCAAGCTTGAGGCCATCTCTCCTGACGGTGATGCCACCGTGGGGGGCCTGTACAACGGCGAGACTGTTGTGCTCTACGCTGCTGGTATCCGCCCCGGGCAGGCTGTGGCCGTTGCGCTCCATGAAGTCGGTGCCCACCTGGGCCTGAAGAACCTGCTGGGTGAGAAGCAGTACAAGGAGTTGTCGCAGCGCATCATCGACATGGCCCGGAGCAAGACTGCCTCCACTGAGCGGGCACTTGCACAACGTGCGCTCGGACGCATCCCCAAGGAGGACATTGCTCGGGGTGAAGAGGTCTACCGCGATGAGGCTCTGGCCTATTTTGCCGAGGAGCTGGTCAAAGCAGAGATGACGGGTGAGCTGCCCAAAGCTGGCCCCCTGCGCATCGCGTACAACCGCCTCCGTGCAGCAGTGCAGGCTACGTTCAACCGGCTCTTTGGCACCAACTTCGGGGTAAACACATTCACCCCTGATCAAATTGGCTTCCTCATCAAAGGTGCCATGGGTGTTGAGGCATTCACGGATACACGGGCAGGGTCACTGACCCCGACCGAGAAAAAGCTGAGTGTGTCAGGTGGGGGGTCTGCAAGCCGAGCCTTCGCTCAAACCAAGATTGACGAGATGCGGACGCCTGATTACAAGAGCCGCGAGAAACTCATCGAGATGCGTATTGACGACTTCCTTGCGCTGTCAAACTTTACAGATCCAAACTCTGCGTATTCAAGAGGAAAACTAGCTGACACAAGAAAGTTTTTGGCAAATGGTGAGCCCTATACATCTATTCCATTTTTGTCTACTGACAAAGGGCAAGTGACTGGGCATGAAGGGCGTCACCGTGCCATGGCCTTGAAGGAAGCTGGCTATGAATCAATGCCGGTTATTCTTAAAGATTACAACATTCGGTGGAGTGAACAGCTAGATCCCGAACGGTTTGATTACATTGAAGATTGGCCCACAAAACTTCAAGCGCAACCAAAAGCCGAAAACCCAAAATTTTCTATTCCGTTCCCGGTACCGCGTGAACAGGCGAGGCAACCATACGAGGAAACCTCAACCAACCCGGACATCCGCTACTCCCGCACCATGCCGCAGGAGGATATGGACTTCATCAACAACCTAGCTGCTGCGTCACCCCTGCCACCTGAGCAGGAGACCAACGTCATCAAGCAGGGTTATGAGGGTGTGCGCAAAGCGCAGAAGGTTGCGGGTCTGGTGCCTTGGCTCAGGCAGCACTTTGCTGACAAGTACTCTACGGTCCTGTCGAAGACAAGCCAGTACTTCTCGCAGGGTGTGCGCGATTCGTTTGGCAACCTCAACAACGAGGTGCTGCTGCGCCAAGCCGACGACCATGCCAAGCTTACCCAAGCCTTCCTGCATCAGGGCGGTATCGAGATTGACAAAGATGGTTTGGTGAAAATCACCAAAGAGAAAGAGTCTGTAGTCAGTGTGTTTGCCAAGGTCATTGACTTCGGTAAAGCCAACGGTATGGACCCGCAAAAGTCCATGGAGTTCTTCAGCAAGCTGCTGGAAGGCAACCGCTTGTATGGGCTGGAGAAGCAAGGCTTCAAGGTATCCATGACCCGGGAGCAGATGGCCGAAGCCAAGCGCATCCTCGATAACTCCCCCGAGGCCAAAGCTATCCTCGATGACCTCAACACCATCCGGGAGCGGGCTATCAAGCTCATGGTAGCTACGGGGCGCATATCGCAGCAGCAAGCTGACGCATGGAACTCCGCCAAAGACTACGTGCCGTTCAACCGCATCTTCGATGAGGACGAGAAGACAGGTACCCCATACGTCATACGTGGCAAGGGCATCGCGGTGCTGCGCAACATCCCCAAGCTGGTTGGCTCGTATGGCCGCCCGGTGGAGAACGTGCTGGATGCCTTTGCCGAACGCATGGGCTACATGATCTCGGAGAGCCTGCGCAACCAAGCCTCCGTTAAAACGCTGGAGATCATGCGGCTTGGCGGGTATGCTGATACGGTGCCATCACCGGAGGCTACAAAGAACCCCGGCCTCGTGGTGCCTCGCTTGTACAAGGACGGCAAGCCGGTCTACTATGAGGTGCAGAACCCCTATGACCTAGCAGCGTTCCAGCAGGCACCGGAAGTCACCAACGGGGTTATCAACGCCCTGTCTGCTGTATCTCGGGTGCTGCGCCTGTCCATCACGGCGATGCCTCCGTTTGCTGCCAAGCAGGTGCTTGATGACGCGCAGCGGGCCATGTTCTACTCGGGCGTTGAGCGCCCTGTGGTTGTGGCAATCAAGACCCTGTACAACTTCCCCCGAATCTTCTTCGGTGAATTGACTGGGCGCAAGTCACCTGCTGTTCGTGAGATGGAAGCCTACGGTATTGTGGGTGACTATGACTCCAACCTCGTGCGGCCCACGCAGGATATCCGGTACGAGCTTGGGCTTGATGCCCGTAGCACGGGTGCTAACATCATCCACTTCCTTGAGAAGATCACCAAGGCGTCTGACCTTGCTGCACGTTCGGCAGTGTTTGAAGAGACCATGCGGGAGACCAAAGGCGATGTGCAGCTTGCCCAGACCCGTGCCCGTGAGTTGATTAACTTCAGCCGCAGGGGTAGCAGCAGCACGATGCGTACCCTGACCAAGGTGGTGCCCTTCTTCAACGCCTACGCGCAAGGTATGGATGTGCTGTATCGCGCCGCCTCGGGCATCGACTCCTCATCCGCTGCTGAGCGTAGCGCAGCCCGCAAGCTGTTCTACAGCCGCATGGGCATCATGTTTGCGCTGGGCACCGTCTACGCCATGTCGATGGGTGGGGATGACGATTACGAGGGCACCACCGAAGAGGTGCGGGATAACAACTGGATCTTCCCGGGCGGCTACAAGCTGCCGGTACCCAAGGAGATTGGCTTCCTGTTCAAGTCCATCCCCGAGCGGCTTGTGGGGTATCTGAACCGCTACGGCACCGAGGAAGAGCAGGGTGTGCAGGAGGCGCTGGGTAGCTTGTTCAAGGGTGCGTTTTCGGCATACAGCGGCCCGAACGCTGTGCCCAGCACGATCAAGCCGTTCCTTGAGCACATGACCAACTACTCGTTCTTCATGCAGCGTGAGCTGGTGCCGTCCTCCATGAAGGAACGCCCGGCGGGTATCCAGTACACCTCAGATACTTCTGAGCTGGCCAAGCTGGTTGGCAAGGCCGCTGATGTATCACCCATCGTGGTGGACAACTACCTGCGCGGGTTCTTCGGTATGGCAGCATCGACCAGCTTGATGATGACCGACGCGATACTCAATCCGACCCGCCCTGACCGGCCGCTCTACCAACTGCCCTTTGTGAATATCGTGCGGTACGACACCATCGGTGGGCGCGAGAAGGCCGAGTTCTATGACCTGCGTGAGAAGGTCATGAAGGCCCGCAATGGGTACAACGCGCTTCAGAAAACCGACCCTGTAGCAGCCGAGGAATTTGCGGAAAAGAACTACGCCCTGATCGATGCGGCACCGGAAGTCAACCGCCTGCTGACCGAACTATCCAACCTACGTAAGGAGCGGGTGCTCTATGAGCAGGCCACTGCCGAGGTGGTGGGGGAGATGAGCGGTGAGGAGCGGAGGCAACTGATCGATGAAATCCGCAAGGAAGAGAAGTCAGTGCTGTCTGACATCCGCAAGCTGCGCAAGTTCATCCGCGACGAGCAGCAATAAAAAACCCCCGGGGGGTTAGCCCGGGGGGATCAAGGAGAAGCAATCGATGACCGTGACCGAAGTCACAGCGCGATTATCACAGGATTCTCCATACCCGTACACCCCATCGACCATTTTCGGCCCGGGTGCGGGTCACCACCTTGAAGCCTTTGGTCTGCGCGGTAGTAACAATCTGCGCTATCAATCGTGCGGTGTCGATGCAAGGTACAAAGAAGGAGGAGCCCGGTATGAGCTTCTCCCATTTGATGTTTATCGTAACCCCCTCGGTCTCAATCTTGCGGGGCTTTGGCGATGATGTCATCGATGTCAAACAAGCGGTTAACCGGGTCTTCCAGCATCAGCACGTTGATCGGAGTGGCTGCCATGAGCGTACCCTTGGCCATGCGCTTCTTGGTGGACTCCACCACGATACCTTCGTTGCGCAAGGTTGATACCGTGTCGTGATAGCTGACTTGGTTCTTGGAGCACCACTCCTTGAACTTCTTCTGCACAAGGAACACGCGCTTGGTGTCAGGCTCATACCGGATAAGCAGCTCCCCCTTGGGTTCGCGTATCGGTGGGGTTGGCAACCCGTTTGCTGCGGCGTTGTCGTGGACGATCAGGGTGTTGTTGATGTTGGCTGCAATGTATGCGCCCAGGTAGGTTGTGCTGTCAGATGCACCAGCCGACTTGACCTCGCCTTTTCCTACCCGTAGGAAAGCTACCAGCCAATTGAAGATGCGCTTGACATCGATGTCGTGCAGGCCCAGCTCAGCGGCGATCAAACCCCCGGTGATCGCCAGCGCCCCGATGGCAGACCAGAAACGCTCTCGCTGCCCCAATCCAGCAGCAGTGTCCAGCCGAAGCTGTACGTCACGCAGCACATCCAGCACATCAGGCAGGTTCTCCACCACATGACGGATGAAAATATCGCCAGCAATTCCATAGTTCCCCTGCAACTTTCCGAACAGAGTGTCCGTGTATTCCTTGCTGTAGTTGGCATCCCTGCTGATCTTCAGCTCGATGATACGCATCATCTCACCCTCGGGAAACTCCTTCAGGCTGTACAACTTGTCATACAGGCTGCTGTTCGATGATGTGATAGCAAGGAGCCGCCAGAACGTATGGTTGATCCGCTCCTCGTTGCGCTGTGACTCCATGCGGTTCTTGCCACGCCCCTGCGTGATGGCGTATGCCAACTGCGAGACCATCTCCTCCTTCATGTTGGTGATCTCATCGATGGTCGCTGGCAGGTTGTTGAGCACACCGAAGCGATGGATCGTGGCGTTGTAGGTGTCGTCCTTGGTCATCAGCAAGTCATGAGGGTGGCCCCAGATGCTGTTAATCGCCATCTGCACGGTGGACTTGCCCGTGCCAGACCCTGCGCTCATCAGGTTGACGATGCCACCACGGATCTGTGTGAAAGGCATTAGCACGGAACCAAAGCCCAGCAGGAAAGCAAACGCCTGCGCTTCCATCCCTTTGTTGTTGTAGAAATTAACCACCGACTTCCACTCGCCCATCTCACCCTTCTTGGTCAGCAGTGAGCAGGTGTGCAAGATTGAGCTTGCTGGTGGGCTGTACTTGACCCCGGTGGGGGTGATCTCCCGGTCACCCAGGATGAACGTCTTGTCATCGGTCCAGCCAAATTGGCTGCGCACTTTTTCTGCTTGTCCCATACTCTGTAACTCCTTTACCCAGCGGGCTATGTAAAGCATCAGCTCATCCAAGCCCTTGTTCATCATCGGCATCCCCTTTGCTGCTACAGCATCGCGGAGCCTATCCTTTGACATCACACTTGCAAGCGGTATCGAGAACTCCCGCACCCCATCCTTGGGCAGGTGCAGGCGGGCCCACAACACTTCACCCAGCGACGGATCATCCATACGCTTGACGATGTAGAAATCGTTTTCATAGATCAGCTTGTCCTGATCGTCAGCCTTGTTCGGGTCAGCCCTGCGGTACACGCCACCGTACTTACCACGAAAGAATGGAAACGGGTAAGCGGGTATGTTGTATGTGCGGACATCCTTTGATTCAGAGTCCACCTGCACAACGGTGTTGTCTTCTTCGGTGGCCTCGACAATCTCTTTGCCCAGCACGATGGGGGAACCAAACTTGCCCTTGTGTTTACAGTCTTTGCACAGCCCGTCCTTCAAGGAATCGAACATGGTGCAGGTGTATGGCCCCTTGGTCAGCTCAGCCTTGCGCTCGGTCTCGCCCCGGTCATAGGCAGGGTGCTGGTTGGATATTTCGTGGATAGCCTCGTCACGATCCACGCAATGCTGTGCAATGGAAAGGCCCGCTCTCCACAGCGGCTCCTCTGTTGTGGCCTGCTCTGCTATGAGCTTGTTTATCTGCGCACACCCGTCAGCCTTCAGCTCGATAATCTTCTTGAACCGATAGGTGTTGTTGTTCATCAGCGCCCGGGTGGTGCTGTCCATCTCCGCTGACTTCAGATGCTCGGGCACATCAAAGGGCAGCGCATCCGGAGACTTCTCGGCTGGAGCAGGGGCACCAAGGGCCTGTGCAAACTCGATCAGGGTTGTCTTGCCATCACCGCAGATGTACTCCACCGGCAGTGGGGCGTTGGGGTTCTTGAAGTTGGTGGTCTCTGGCACCCGCAGGATACGGGCAGCATCGGTGGTGCATGATGGGTCAGCGCGTAGGCCGCGCTCCACGCACACTTCCTTCAACCGCTTGGCCACCGGCTGCCATGTAGCCTTGTCGATGGTCTCGGGCAGTACCCAGTACACATGCACCCCGTTGCCAGAGTTGATGCATATGGGGTTTGGTAGGCTCAGGTCTGTACAGAACTGTCCTAGGGACGCCATGGCCTCGTCACGGTTGCGATAGTCCTTGCCAGGGCCGCAATCCAGATCAAGCCAGAAGCATTTAACTCGCTGTGCGTTATCACCCAACCTGCGCTGCGGCTGCATCGCTGGGTCAAATGAAAACATTGCAAAGTATGTATCTGCCTGAGCAGCATGGAGGCCATCGACCTCCAACATCAGTGTCGCTATGTCAGCAGCAAACCGTGTACGTAGCTTGCCTTGCTTGATGCCAACCGCGCAATATATCCCGCTATCTGCAAGCACCGCTTGCAGGAATTCGGTAACGGTCATGACATCAGAATTTTTCTATGTACTTAAATAGCTTCTTTGCTATGGCTTCCCGGGGCGAATACAGCCCGGCAAACCAAGAGTAAACAGTGACGGTACTGACCCCTGCTGCGTTGGCAGCATCAGTGACGGAGATACCTTTTTTGATGCACAGTGCGCCGATCTGCACACCGACTTTTTTCTGGTCTGCTGCCTTGTTCTTGGCAACGGTGGATAGCGTGTATCCGATCATGTTCAATCCTCCAATGGTGAAAGGTGGGGGTACTCGCTGCGTCTGTGGCTATAGCTGGCTATACGGCTGCTTCTTTATCCAGCCAGGTGAGCATCCTTGCGGTCTGGCCGACCCGCCGCAGCATCCGCTTTCCCCCCAAAACTACTTACTCATCACCATCGTCGGCCCAGTCGTCGAGCACCTTGGAAACATCCTTGGTCTCGGTCTTCTTGGTAACACGAACCTGCGGCTCTTCGTCCTCTTCCACCTTGGGCTTGGCCTTAGCCTTGGCCTTGGGCAACTCAGCCTCGGGCTCCTCTGGTGGCAGGTATGGGCTGCCTTGGGGCTTGGCGGGGGCACCGCCGTCGATCTGGTTGACCGTCATGGTCACAGCGTTCTGTGCATCAGGCGTAGCGCCTTGCTTGCGGGCAATGACCATCTCCTCGGGGCTCAAGGGGCGCACAGCGCGGAAGGTCAGCTTGGGGGTGGCGCTAGCGGTATCGAAGCGCATCTCGGTGGTGACCACCGTGATAGGCAGACCATGGCCACCCAGGAATTTAGCATACTGCTGGAGCGGCATCTTGCTGCCTTCACCCGTGCCGAAGATTGACTGTGCGGGCAGGGTCAACTGATACACATCCCCATCCATGTTGCCCTCAAGCACCACAGCAAGGCGATGGCTGAAGCGGCATGCGCGGCTGTCACCCTGACCAGAACCTTTGATGTTCTGGGGGCAGTTTTGGCAGCTAGCTGCTTGGCGGTTCTTGACCTTGGCATCGGGGGTGATGCCATCGTTGGACCAGCAATCGGGCTGGGAGTTCTGGCCTTCCACATAGGTGCCACCGTAGTAGCCACGGGAGGTTTTTTCTGCGGCCTTGACGATCACCACATTCATGGCCCGATCATCGTTCTGTGCGACTTCCTTGCCGCCAACGATCATGCGGAACACACCACCACGAATGGATATGCGCTTGCCAGTACCGCCACCCATCAGGGCGCGGGTGGTTTCATCAAGCTCAAGATTTTGCAGGTGAGCGGGGAGGGTGTTGCCACCTTTGGAAAAGAGGGTCAGTTCGGACATTGCTTACTCCTTGATACGGAAGCTTTGGGGGTTGATGTTAAAGAATTGCGCGATCTCGCTGGGAAAAAATCTAATGTTCTTGCCAATGCGCACATACGGTATGCGCTTGGCCGGGTCTTCCTCCTTGATAAGGTTTCGGATTGTTCCTTGGGATATGTTCAATACCCGTGCAAGTTGCACAATGGTGAGTGCAGTTTCCACTTCAGCTCCTTCTTACGGTGACAGTGTATTTGTTGTCCACGTTCAGCCCCACCGGCATCAGGTCGGGGTTTTCACGCAGAAAGGTCTTCATGTTCAACTGGGATATGCGCCGCTCCATGAGGTCCAGCGCGTTGTTATCTCTGATGAACTTGTGCATGGCAGCCCAGTCCCCGGTCCAGTAGTGGGTCCGTATAGAACGCAGTGCAGTGCCATGCGATGTCTTGATGCTTTCAGCACCAGTGGATTTGCAGATATCCAAAAGGTTCTGCTCTACAAGAGCCATCTGCTCCTTGATCCGATTGTCATCGGCCTCGTAGGCGGCTTTTAGCTCTGCTCGTTTATCGCGCATCTTGATGTAGACACGCACGAGCTTATCGGCTGTAACGTCCATTGCTTTCTCCTGTTTAAGTGGTTGATGATAGGGCAAATCTTTAGCTTGTCAAGTACCTTCTTGGATATCTTTGAGGCTGTCTTTGTAAAGTTCCATCAGATCCATCTGCGCCTCTTCTTTGGAGTCCAGTGCCTTGTACAGTTTCTTCTCAACTGGACTTCCCTGGAGCTTAACTACCAAGCACTTGTTAACCTGTCCTGCTCTGTGAACCCTAGCGTTAGCCTGTGCGTAGGTCTCATACGATGTGATGGGTGCCCACCACACAACTGTGTTGGCTGCATGCAATGTGACACCGTGTGACGCCGCTTGAGGCTGAATGATCAGCACCCTGGGGTCAGGCTGCTCTTGGAACTGCTTGAAGATGTCGGTGCGCCTGCCAGGAGATACGCCGCCGTGGATCATGGCAGCGGTGATGCCGCTCTTGCGTAGCTCCTCATAGAGGATCTCGATGGCATGCCGGAAGGGCACGAACACCAGCACCTTGTGGCTGGACTCCTCGATGGCTTCCTTGAGCACCGCAGTGCGGTTGCTGGCATCGAAGGTAATCACCTCGCCAGTATCCGAATAGACCGCTCCACACGACACCTGCAAGAGCTTGTTGAGCTTGGCTGCTGCGTTGACCGCAGTGACTTCCTCACCTGCTGCCTGCATCACCATCTGCTTGCGAAGCTGCTCGTAGTACTTCTCCTGCTGCGGGGTTAGCGGCACATCCCGAACGGTGTACAGCATGTCTGGCAAGTCAAGGCATTGGTCTTTGGTAAAGCGGATGGCGGGCTGCAACATCTGGCTTACCGTGTCGTTGGCCGTGAGCTTGGGTGCCCACTTGAACTGTGTGACCTTGTGCATCACCACATCGCGGTATGAGGTGAGGCTGCGTGGTGTGTTGGATGGATTGACCAGCTTGGCAAGGCCATAGGCATCGAGCGGCGACTGTGATGCAGGGGTGCCAGTGAGCATCCACAACCACATGTTTGGTTTGAGTATTCGGTTGAGCACCTTCCACCGTGTGGTGGTAGCGGTCTTGTATGCGTTGGCTTCATCGACAACGATCATGTCGAACCCGGCGTTGGCAATCGCGTCTTCCACCACAGCCATACCATCGAAGTTGATGATGACAAACTCAGCATCTGAGTTGATGATCTTTGTGCGCTTGTCCTTGCTGCCGTATGCCACAGCCACCCTGCGGTGCATGGCCCCTTTGAAGATGTCTGCCTGCCACGCTGACTGCATGATGGACAGGGGGCAGATGATGAGCACACGCTTGATGTGCTTGAGGTTCATCAGGTAGTCGATAGCCCAGGTCACACTGAGCGTCTTGCCGGTACCCGGATCGTTAAAACAGAATGCTCTGCGGTGCAGGGTGAGGAATGCAGCGGTCTGCTTCTGATGTATGAACGGCTCATATATCCCGGGCCATTTGTACTTACCGATGATGGGGGATGGCACGTTCTTGATTCGCAGGTTCTTCAGCACCTGCGCTTCTTCTAGCCCCCACTTGACCAGCACTGTGCTGATCGGGCCATCTTCTATCAGGGCGCTCTTGGGGATGACGTTGAGCACCTTGTGCGGATTTCTGAGCCGCAGCTTTAAGGCTTTGCCTTCTACGATTTCCATGCTTCTCTCCAATAGAACATCGCTCCAAAGTGGAATCCACGATGGAGTTGAGGGCCCCGTCTTTCCGGGGTGTCTGATACTACGCGGCCTGACAGAAAGGGAGCGACCGACAGTATCTTGCGCGGTTGAAGGGTAAAGCTACTGCGCCCCCATAGCCCCACTCACGCATTACGGGCTACGTACTATGTCAAACTTACTTCTTTGGCTTGTTCACCTTGACAGTGTGATCACTGTTGCGGCTGAACGATCTGTTCTTCGACGGTGTCTTGAGCTGTAGGTTGTTCTTGCCAGCGCTGCCGCCTTTGCTAAGCGGCACCTTGTGGTCAATGTCCTTGCCGTCGCGGTCGATGCCTTCGCGGTCGTACAGATCACGGGCACGTTCACGGGCACGGCGGCCCTTGGCCTCGTCCTCACCACGAGCGATCTGCTGCTTGTATTCCTTCTTGTAAGGACGGGGCTTGTTCACGTAAGGCATGCTATTTCCTTCCGCAGTGGGTGCATTCGGTCACCCAGCAATAGTTTTTACACAGCCCGTTGGGGCGGGCATTCCAGATGCCGGAGCTGTATGCACCCTCCAGCATGGTGACAGTAGGCATCCAGTTGCCCCAGTAACGGTGCTGCTGCTCTGCCTCGTAGACCGATGGTACCAGCTTCCCCTCAGCTAGGAACAGCAAGGCACCCTTGACTTTCTTGACCTCTGGAAACGTCTTGAAGATGGCCAGCGACATCAGCTCAAGCTGCCCCAGGTCGGCATACTTGGACTTGCCCAGCTTGTAATCCACCACCCGGGCAGTGCCCTTCTCGCGGTTGATGATGAGCAGGTCAGCCACCCCCCGGAACCAGCAGTCTTTTGCAAAGAAGCTGCACGGCTCCAGCTTCTCGGTCAGCGCCATCTTGAACTCACAGAGCTTTTCGCCCGGGATTTTCATCAGGGTATCGAGCGGCTCTTTGATGAAAATGAACTTCTCAGGGATTGCCGTTCCGTCCTTGACATAGTTCTCAGCGGCGGCGTGTACCTCCTTGCCGTACAGGGCGGCTTCGCCCTCGGGCTCCTTCACATCCTTGGCAACCTTGGTGTGGTAGAACTTCTTGGGGCAGGTGGTAAACGTCTTGAGTCCGCTGAAGGACCATGCCGGAATCTTGTCCATTACCGCTCTGCCTCGATGGTGTGGCGTATCGCGTTAATCATTAGCTTCGTTTCAACCATTGCCTTGAAGGCTTGCTCAATGGCCTTGTCGTACTCGCGGTTCAGCATGTGAATGTGCGCCTCTTTCAAAGCGTTCTCAGCCATCATGGCTGGATAGGCGTAATCAACCAGAATTTCGTTGTCCATTAACAGTCTCCATAACTTTTACCCATGCCGCTTTCGCAGTTGACCGGCAAACCTTCGGCCCATGACGGAACCCAGCGCATACAGGATTCCACGTAGGCCCGCGCTTCTTCTGCCTCAGCCTCTCGGGCAACAATCCCGATGGCGTCATGAACGGTCAAGACAACCTTGTACCGCTTGGCAATTTTCAACATTTGTTCTCCGATGATACAGCGGGCCACTGCCTGTGTAAAGTTCTCCACCACCTTGCCGCCATAAATTTTTGTCTGGCCTGCACGGGTGTCATACACGAACTGCCGCTTGCCCTGCTCATCGGCTACCTCTCGCAGCCCCTTGTAGTGGATGTACAGCCCGTTGGGCAGCTTGATGCCGTTCGGCTCAATGGTCAGCAGCTTATCGCGGCACAGGGTCATGGTCATACCCCGCACCATGCAGCGCAGGGCTTCGTGTGACTCCCGCCAAAGCTCTGGGATCTTGGGGTAAGTGGTGCGGTAGGTGTCGATGATGCGCTTGGCCTCCTCCTCGGCCACATCAGTGCCAAACGTCTTGAGCTGTGCCTTGAACTTGGGGCCTCCCATGCCATAACCTGCGCCCAAAATCGTGGTCTTACCCACGAACCGCTCCGGTGCTGTGATGTCAGCAATGAGCTTTTGGTAGATGGCCGATGCCATGATCTTGTACACATCCTCACCCTGGGCAAACGCCGCTACCAAATCATCTTGGCCTGCCTCCCATGCTAAGGTCCGCGCCTCGATCTGTGAGGAGTCAGCATCGATGAACGTGTAGCCCTCGGGGGCTAGGATCGCCTTCTTGAGCTTGCCTGCGTTGGCTCCCCGGCTGGGTAGGTTTTGCAGGTTGATGGAGTCCGATCCACCCCAGCGCCCTGTGTGGGCGGCGTAGTACTTCAAGGGCACGGGGAACTTGCCCCTACTCGACAGGTCAATGAACCGCTGGGTGCGCGTTTCCTCCAGGGTGGACTTGGTACCTATCCGGGCAGCGGAGAGCGCCTGCACACGGGTATCCTCATGCTCCAGCAGCTTCTTGAACGCCTCATCGCTCTTGGCAAAGGCGAATGTTTCCTTGCCGGTGGTCATGCTGATTTTCTTGGGTGGTTCCACCCCCAGGCTTTTGAGCATCTCTGCAAACTTGGGGTTGCTCATGAGCACCGAGCGCACCTCGGCTTTCATCTTCTCATCACCAATGATCTGCTTGACTGCAAGCTCTTTGTGGCCGATGGCTTGCAGGGCCCCGACCAGATGCGCTTGCTTGGCTGTGGATACTTCCTCCAGATGCTTTTCCAGCAGCCGCCCATCCAGCTCCAGCACGGGGTGCGTGAACATCCGCAGGGTCAGGTCGATGAGCTTGAGTTCGCTTAAGGGGAAGTTTTGCGCCATCATCTTGTGGAAGATGAGGTAGGTTAGCTCAACGTCATTGGCACAGTAGCGCCCGTATGCCTCAAGCTGCCCAGCGGAGAATGAGCTGCGTTTATACCCAACGAAGCTATGCACCTCGCTGCCCTTCTCTCCCACACCGTATCGCTCAGCCATGGCCTTGAGTGAGCCACCAGCCTCCACACCATGCAGTGCCCGCCCCATGCTCAGCGTATCGAGCCAACCCCTAGGGGTAACGTCATAGCGCCATGCCAAGATTGCGCCGTCGAACATGGTGTTGTGGGCCAGCACAAACGATGTCTTCCACGGCAGGCTGCGCAGCACCTGAGCCATGAAATCATCAGTGCCTGTCACCCAGTGGGTAGGGCCGTCGTTGATCTTGTATGCAAACCCGATAACCTCAAACTGCTCCGAGCGAACGTACTCCTCGGTGCTGATCTTTGTCAGGCTGAAATGCGGGTCGTAGTAGGTTTCAAAGTCAATGGTGATGATGTTCATGAGCTTGTGTTGTTTGTTGTGAAGGGTCCGGAAGGCACCGCCCCCCAATTACCTTCCCGCGCTTCCTTGTCCATGGTACTTTGCAGTATCCGCATTGCTTCATCTCGCATTACGGCGGGGGAAAGGATGCTGTTTGAAGATTTGTTTATGGTATAGCCCTGCTGTGGCCCCAGGGTCTTGCTTGCGCTCAGAATCCGGCTTCCCGCTGAGGTGCTATATCGGTACTCTGTTTCAGTGCCTGCGAGGATGTGCCTCAAGTAATCTTTCTTGAGGTGTGCGCGGTACACCTCTCGGTACTTGGCAACGATGGCATCCATCTCTTCTTTGTCAAGCGCCCACTCAAGCATTGAACGGGTTGCAGACATGTTCACGCTTTCCCTGGTGAGATACTCGGTGGTGCTGTTCACATGTGTGCGTATGGCATGCAGCAGTGTGGACCACCTGAACTTTTCTGTGCCCTCAATGAACTCTTCTGGGTTGGTGCCCATGCGCTCCAGCACAAGATCCACGAATGATTTTTCTTCGGTCATGGTTGGTTCCCTCTTATAAGGATCAGATACGCATGCAGCGTATCCACATTGTTTTCATTGATGAGGAAGGTAAGTCCGCCTGAGTCTCGGATGAGCCGTAGTTCCCGATCTTGCAGTTCGGTGGTCATGCCCTTACCCGCCTTGCACTCGATAGCTACGAACCTGCCCTGAATGCAGCAGATCACATCGGGGATGCCTTGCCTACCGTACCCGTTGGCGGGCGGGAAGAAGTAGTAGCCCGCATGGGCTGCACAGAACGCATCGAGGATGTCGCGCACACGCTTCTTGACTTTACCTTCAGGAGTCATTGCCATGTCAGATCCCAACCTCACCCAGCTTGCGCTGATAGTGCCAGTACTTGCCAGCATCGGGGCTGTCCTTCTTGCCTTGGCGCATGGCGTACTTGATCATGTTGCCCTTGAGGAACCCACGGAATTCTTCGGGTGTGAGCAGGGCTTGCATTACATCCCATGGCTGCGGGTCCATGTCTTTGTAGTGGCTGCCACCGACCTGCATGTCGTTAGCGTTTGGCGTTGATAGCTGGGCTTGTATTCTGCGCATGGCTTCCTCTTCTTCAGGGGTCCAGTCATCGTTAAAGAGCGGCAGTTGGTTTGATGTGGCGATCATAAAAATGCTTCCTCTGCTGTGTCAAAAATTGTTGGGGGTGGGTTTGCTTTGAGATGTTTACGATGTAAAGCTTCAAGCATTCTGCCATCGACTCGGGTAAAAGGCCACC